CATGGCGGACGGCCGACTAGAGCGACCAGGCTTGCGGGCCGCCGTTAGGGTCGCTGGCCCGACAAGTGAGTGTGACCGTCGATTGCAACATGCCGGACGCGCTCGCGCCGGTGAGTTGGTTCTGCTCCTCGTCGCGGTCCACTTCAATCACGATGCAGGGCGTGGCGTAGGTCCGCGGCCAGTAGCTCCACACCTGTCCTCCGGATAGAGCCGTTTGCGTGGCCGTGTCCGCCGCAAGGATAGCGCGAAGCGCCGTGTAGAGGTTCGTCATGGCGTGACCTCCGCGGCATTGATTTTCAATTCGACGTGCCGCTCGTCGACGTCCACGACGTTGGTGAAATTGAACGTGCGTCCGTTCCAGGTGCCGTACATTTTGGCGTTGATGCCCGGCTGGTAGAGCATGCGGATGATATGGCTCGTCTTGTCTTGCTGGACCTTTGCCAGCCAGGTTTCTTGGCTGCTCAGCGATTCGATCGACACCCAGGCGTTCGTCACCAGCGTGGCCGGCGTTTCGTCCGTGCCGCCGTCGGCCGTGACGTTGACGGGCACGGCGTAAATCGCCATCCGCTTGCTGAAGGTGCCCACCGGCGGCGGAGTGAACTTGACGGCCATCGTGCGTTAGAACTCCCGGAGCCGATACGGAGTAATCAGGTCGTCGATGGCCCGCGTGGGCCGCTCGGGAACCTCGCCGCGATTGAAATAGAGGTGCGAGATCAAGAGCTTGGTGGCCTGCACGAGCGGCGTCGGCACGTAGCTCGCATCGGGACCGTAGCCGACCACGACTTGCATGGTCACATCGTCGCGGTAGCCGCGGGTCACGGGCCACGTCTTCAGGTACGCCTGCCGCACAAAGGGGATTTCGTTCTCCGCGCTGGTTTCGTAGAGCGCGGGCGGCAGCGTAATGAGACTGGCCGGGTCGTTCGTCGCCGCTGGCGTGAGGTACTTGATCCATACGACGCCGCCGGCCGCCGTGCCTTCCTGCGGACGCATGGGGTTGTTGCCGCCCACGGCATTCCAGCCCACGGCCATCGGGCCGCGGGGAATGTTCATCTTCCACCAGAAGCGATCGAACCAATATTGCCATGTCTGCTGAATGAACGCGGACCAACACCACTTTTCCAAGGTCACGCGGGCCACGGTAATCAGCGCCGTGATTGCCGCATCGTCGCTCGTGCCGTCCACCCGCAGATGCGCCTTGGCATCCGCGAGCGAAACCGGCTCTACCGGCGGGGCGGTAATCAGGCTCTCGTTAGTACGGTGATACGCCATGAATCACCGCCGCTTCATGCGTTCGGCGCTCCGCTGGGGGACCATCTTCTCCGCGCGGTGGGAGTCGGGGACCAGTTCGGCCCGCTTCTCCTTGACCATCTTCTGCGCGGTCAGGTAGGGCACGTCAAACACCGCGCCGGCGTCGTGAAAGCCGGCCGTTTTCGTGAGGCGAACTTTGGCCACAGTAAACCGTCCTTTAGCTGGAAGCGAACAAGGCGGCGTGGCCCGCCATCCGTGGCAGGCCACGCCATCCGTGAAACGACGATCAAGCGCCGGCGGCCGTATAGGCCGGCGGCGGGCTGGACAGCACCTGGCCGTTGGTCGGCACTTCCTGCGCCGGCAAGTGCGGGGCGACTTCGGCCCGCGAGAGGCGGGTGATCACCGCCATTAAGGTGGCCTGCGAGCTGCCCGTGGTAATCAGCGGCAGGATGTACCGCTTGCGGCCGATCAGGTTGACCTTGAAGAGCACGACGACGTTGTTCGCCGCCGGCAACGTGGTGGCCGGATTCGTGGGCGTCTGCGGATAGACGGCGCTAGGGCCAGCAAGGGTCAGCGACGTGCCGGCAATGCAGCCGGGGATGTCCGCCCCGCTGGTGAGCGTGGTGCTGCTGCCCTTGACGTCGGACTCCTGTAGCTTGAGCACGGTCATGGCCGTCGAGCCGGGGCCGGCGCCCAGGGCGACGATGATTTCCAAGAAATCGTAGCCCACCGTGTCGATGACTGACGGCGCGGCCGCGCCGGTCACGGAGGCCGGCGTCAGCGTCAGTTGGTAATTGGCTTCTGCCTGGTTCATGGTTCTTTCTTTCGTGAAAAATGAATATGGGAAAGGAAACGCGAGCCGGCTGCCGATTAGGTCGCCGGCAGGGTGAGCACGACCATCGGGCCGGGCTGGTTGACCGGATCGACCGAGTCGCCGGGAACGCAGGTGATGGCCACGCGCTCGGACATCTGGATGCCGAGCTGGTCGTATTCCATGAACCGCTCATTGCTGGTGATGACCTTGGGCGTGCGGCGGTCGCCCATATAGACGGTGCTCTGCACGTCGCCCAGCACGGCCACGGCCTTGAGCGCCGGCGTTGCCGAGGCGCCGGAGATGTTCGCGGCGTTGGGCATGGCCTGCATCATCTCCACGTCGTAGCCGAGGAACTTCAGCGGAATGCCGCTTGACAGGTACATGGCGATGTTGCCGCCGGCGGCCTCGATGATCGGGGCGATGCCCTGCCAGAAGACCGTCTTGTGCATGAGGAACTTGGCGCGGCCTTCGGCGTAGACCGGCAGCGTGCCGAGCAGCTTGTTCCATGTCACCAGGCCGCCACCGTTGGCGGCTGTTGCCGCGGCGAGCGCCGCCACGGTGGTCGTACCGTTGCTGGCGGCGGGCGTGACGATCGAGGCCGTGGGCGTGATGCCGTTCTTGCCGGAGACCAAGGCTTGCAGGAAGCCCACCACGCCGGCATAGGTCGAAGTGCCGTCGCCTTGGGCGCCGTTGAAATCTTCGGCCTTGGCGAACTGGTAGGCCATTTCCTCGACCAGCAAATCGGTGAAGGAAATCACCGAATCCTCGTTGAGTTCGCTCGACCAGAGGGTCAGTTGCGCGTACTTCTTGGCGATCAACTGGATTTTGTCGAAGGCCATCGCCGACGCGGTGATCAGCGTGTTTTCCTCCGGGTAATAGACCGTCGTGCCGCCGGCCCGCCGCGGGATGTTCAGCGTGTCGCTGGTCATCGGCACCACGTAGGCCAGCCGCCGCAGCACGCCGTACTGCTCCATGAGGCGGATGAGCGTGGCCATGAACTCGGGGAAGACGAGGTAGCCGCCCGTCGAATTGCCGTCCTCCCCCTGGAAAGGCGTGATGCTGGCCAGCTTGGCGCTGGTGTCGTAGCCGTGGGCGGCAAGGCGGCTGTTGGCCCATTCCTGGTGCATCCGCGTCTGGCGGAGCAAGACGAGGCCCGACAGCAACGCTTGGCGGCGGTTCTCGCGGAGGTTCTGCGGCAGCGTGTTCGGGCCGGCAAGACTGAAGTGCCGGAGCTGTCCGACGCGGCCATATTGGATGTCGCTGCGCCGCGCGGCCAAGTCGCTCTCGACCTGGTCGGGGTTGAAGGGAATCCGGGCCGGGCTGTCCAGGGCGATGTCGCACTCGCGTACGAACTGCTTCGCCTTGAGCATGTCGTCGGCGGCGGTGATCGACTCCTTCAGGGGGTCGATTTGGCCCTTGAGGGCGAGGAACCGCGCGTGCAGTTCCTTGCGCTTCTCCGGGTCGAGGGACTTGTTGTCCTTGGCGGCCAGTGCTTCCGCCGCCTCCCATTCCTCGGTCACTTTGCCGGCGTCGGCGCGGAGGGTCTTGAGCCGATCGACTTTCGCTTGATAGTCCAGAAGGGCGGTATCCGCCATGTTCTTTGCTCCTCGTTGGCCGGCGTCAGGCGAGGGGCAAGAAACGAAACTGCCGCTGCAAGTCTGCTGCCGGCATTGTTTGGTAAAAAACAACACCGGACAGGTTCGGACTCGCAACGGCGCGTCAAAAACTGTCGTTCCGTCAAGGCGTTGGCGGTCCAACGGGACCGGACTGCCAGAGACGGCTGTTTGAATCTGCTTAAATCCTACCGGACGGAGAAAAGCTTGTCAAGCGGTTTTTCAGCGCAAAAGAGCAGCCGGAATCTGGCTGGTCCAAAACGACAGCTTCCCCGACGCGGGAATCGGCTCGAAAAAGCAACGTGGATTTTCCAGAATCCAGCACCACGGGCCGCAGGCCCAGGGGTCATCCGTAATCTCGCCAGCGTAGGGCTGGCAGGCGACAAGATCGACGGTCCCGATGATAGCACGTCCAGCGATCCCGCCCGGCACGCGAAGCCCTAGCCGCTCGACGAAAAGGCGATCGGCCGGGCGTGGCCGTCAATTAAGCGTTTCGTCCGCTCGTTGTAAAGAGCGGCCCCAGCCCAGCCGACTTCATTGATCGCGCCGGCAAGTGCCTTGGTTTGTGACTCCGGATGCTGTCGCCAGTTGGCCGGATTGTCTGCAAGCTCTTCCGGCGTCCGCCATTCGAGACGGAGCGGAAACTGCGCGTCTCCAATACGGGGTGGCGTCGGCTTTGGTCCGCGTTTTCCCATTTCATAGTTCCTTGAAAAACAGTTTCATCACCACGCTGGTGTAATCGAGGGCAAAACCAACACATTCCCGGCAGCCAGCGTGCGAATCTCACTGCTGCCGAGATTCACCCGCAATTCGTACTGGTAGCCCTGTCCGGGCACCAGCGTCGCCGTTTGTGCGGCCGTGAGGGGAACGCTGATCGTCTGCGGTGGACCGACGGCCACCGTGCCGGCGATGGTCAGCCGCGGGGCGATGCTATTGAGCGCGGCGACGCACAGCTTGACTTCGCTATTCGTGTGCATCGTGGGCCATGTGCCGCCATCGGTGAAGACGATGCCCTGATTCGTGGTCGCGTCGTAAGCATCGCCCGAGACAAGCTGCAAGTCCAGTTCCGAAGTCAATGGACTGACGACCGCCGCTGCCGCTACGCCGCTGGTCAGATCGGTGGCGAGCGTGTTCAGCCTCGTTTTGATAGCAGCCAGGCCATTCGTTGCATCTCCGGCCAGGTCCATGCCGGTCTGGGCTACGCCGCCAACCTTGACGGCATCCACTTTTATGATAGTCGAAGAATCCAGACTGCGATGAAGTGCGCCGGCTGAATTGCCGGCTATCGTGTCGGCGGGGATTGGATACCCAAGCCATGCTTGCACATCCACCAAATTGGGCTGAAATTCCACCTCGCGGTATCTGTCGCTGTTGCCAAGCGATGTCACGCCGCAGTCTACCACGACTAACGCAGAACCATTCGCCAATGAATCATACTCGACCTGTAGAATCCCGTTCGCTGCATCGCTAATCTCCACCACCGCGGGCGCGTCCGCAGCACCATAGGTAATGCACGTCGGGCTATGCCCGGTGAGATCGACCGGGCTGTTGTTGTCCGCGCTGTTTGTGATTCTGAGGTATCGTATCGTCAGCATGATCGGTTGCGATCCATGATTCTACAGAGCGGTCAAAAAGAGTTTCGCCTTGGCAAGCTCCACATCGGGACCTGCGCCGCTATCGGCCGCCGGGGGCGGTTCGTCGCCATCCGGCTCCTTGTCCTTGCCGTCGCCGTCGGCTTTCGCCAGGCACGCCGCGCAGGGCTGCTTGCTCATGGTAATCACGCGGCTTTCATGCTCCACGTTCTGGCAGCCGCAGGCCAGCATCGTGCCGCCACAGAGCCGGCAGGCGGTGAGGTGGTGGTAGGCCAGCGTGGAGCGGCAGCCGTCGTGCAGGGCCACCGGGTTTCCGTCCGGGCCGTTGGGGTTGTCGTCCGGGCCGGGATGCTCCGGGGCGTCCGGCGCGCCTGGGTTGTCGTCGCCGCTGGAGGAAGAAAGGACAAACACGGGTCGCAGTTCCGGCCCGCCGTAACGCCGCTGAAGATAACGATGCAGAAATCGCGTGCATCGATCCTGGACGAAGAAGCTGTCCTTGCCGGCGAACTGCTTGTCTAGCAACTCCACACCGCGGTGCAGGACCGCATCGGGAAGCGAGTCGATTGAAAGGCCGGCGGACAGCAGACCATCGACGGCATCGCCGACAGCCACAATATCGGCCGACATGAGTTTCGTGGGACGCCAGAGCGGCGGCAGATAATCTCCGTTGGCGTCGGTCTTTCGAGTGCCGTCCGGGTTAAGGCGGTATTCCGTGTCGGTGGCAATGACCATCGACGAGGAAATGGCTTGCGGGTCGGTCTTCGCGAGTTTGAGGACGTAGCCGCCAAGGTCTCCTTCCGGGGCGTCGTGGCTCGTCGCATTGATGAACAAATCGGCACGGATACAGGCCGTCGGCTCGGTGACCATTTCGCCATCGCTCTCTCGTTCGCCCACAGTGTCCAAGCGGAAGCTTTTGAAGCGGCCGAGATGCCGACCGAGGCCGTCGTGGCTCTCATCCCTATGGCAATAGTTACACCGAATTCCGAGTGAGTTCTTTTCTGCCAGGGCGATGATTGTCTGAAGAGATTTCAGGTCGAACTCTCCGCGTCCCTCGGACTTGAATGGGCCGGCCTGCGCGATGATGCAGCCGCGAAGTACTTCAGCTACATCGTCGATTTGTTCAGCGTTCAGACTTTGGCCGGCGATGCGCAGCCGCTGCTCGGCGGAACCGGGGACCGCGCCAAGCGCCGGTTTGGTTTCTGTGACGATTGCTATGGACATGTTCATTCTCCTTCCGAGATTGGTTTTTGATGAAGTCCCATCGCCTGCGGATGCGCCTTGGCTAACGGTGGCTTGGGGGATTCGACGTGACGTTCTTCCGGGATAGTGACCTTGACCATGAACGGCTGACCGTCTACGAGCACGATTTTCGCGCGGCTCGAATCCGCTCCTCCGCTCTTGACGTGACAACGGAGGTCCTCGAATAACTCGCCAGCCGCCCCTTCGATCTTCATTCGCCACTGATTGGCCATAGTCTCAGTCCTCGTAGATTCCGCGCCTGCCTTCCGGCGCTGACTCGATTTTGTAAGTGGCCGGCTTCCACTGGCCTTCGTCCCAATAGGGCGCTTTGATGCCGGGAGCTTCCGGACCCGCGGCAACCACCTGCCCATCGCATGGCCCGCCGACAAGCAGGACCGGCGTTTTCTCTTTCTCCCGGTCAGGCAACGGAACGGGCTCATCGCGCGTCACTCCCGAGAACTTGCAACTGTCGAGGATGACGAAGCGGTTGTTGGGCCATTGCTCATTGGCTTGTTTTGCGAGGTGCTCATAGGCCCGCTCGCTCAACCGCTGCGACGATTCCAACACGATGACATCGCCTGGTTGCAAACTCAGCACGCGGATAGTGCAGCCATCGAACCGTCCGACAAGGTTGGCGAGTCGATCGACCAGGGCCGTAAGCTCGGCGGCCGGTTTCAGTCCAATGGTCATGTTGCCACATTCAGCCATTAGAGCCACCCCATCCTTTCACTACGTCCGCCACACGCTCGACCAGTTCGCCCGGCCTGCACTCAGCGGCTTGCAGCAGGGCATTCCGCTTGCCGCCGACGTGTTCATTGATGATATTATCGATTTCACAATCCGTGGCGAGTCCTCCAGCGAGCGGGCCGTCGCGCAAAAGCACCGATGTTCGTACAGGTCTTTCCAACGCTTCGCGGATCGTTTCGACGTGCTTGGCATAAAAGGCGTCCAGCCGCGACAAGAACGTCTTGGGGTCTTTGGCCGCGCGGGTGGCCTCGTTGGCCTCGATGCGGTCCATGCGGCGGAGCGTTTCGGCGACGATCGCTTCCGCTTCCAAGAGAGCGAGCTGCGATGCAATGCGATTCGCGCCCAGCTCGCCGCCGCCTTCCTCATTTTTCGGACGCCCTCCTTCCGGTTCCGTGGGGCTGCCGGGAAAGCCGCTGCCATCCGGCACGCCGCCGGGCTTCTCTTCGCTCGGGTCACCGCCGTCGGGATTCTGCGTCGGCGTCTTGCCCTTGGCAATCACCGCCTTGGCGAACTCGCTGGCCAGTGAAAGCGGGACCATGTTCAAGGGTACGAAATGCTCGTCGGCGTTTGGGTCGTCCAGGCGGTTGTCGCCTCGCTCGTGCCGCATCTCGTTGATCGACTGCTTGCCAACGGCAAAGTTCGTGCGGTGCTCCTGCGCCATGGCTTGACGATCGTTGCGGAGGAAGACCGAAAAGTTCCAGCGAGCGAAGAAGGGCGGCTTCAAAAGCTTGGCGTTGATCTCCGCCGTCCAGCGTTCGCCCCACAGGGCTAGCGTGAAATTGACGAACTTGCGGCCGAGGTCCGACAGATTCATCGTGCCGGCAGCAGCCATCTGCAACAGTTGCGCGTCGATGTTGTAGGCGCGGGCAATGGCCAGGTCGAGATATTCGCGGGCGGCAATCATTTGCATCTGTTCGAGGTTGTAGCTCGTCCCGGAGAACTTCATGCCCTCTTCCAGAATCTGCTTGCGGTGCCGTTCGCCGTGCGCCGCCTTTTCCGCCAACGAGCTTTTCAGCCGATCGTATGCCGGCTGGCTCAGCTTGCCAGGATGCTCGAAATAGCCGTGCGCCACGTCGCCGTTTTTGAAAAGCTCATTGGCGAAGCGCTCCGCCGCGCGGTTGCCGCCGATCGTCTCGCGGATCATGCGGACGGGCGACTTGCCCAAAATGCCGTCCAGCGACATATAACGAACGTGCAGCATGTCGGCAGCGGGGACCATCGCCTCCACGTTGCCGCCTTCATCGCGGCATTCATAGTAAATCTGCTTGTCCACTTTCGAGCGGACGGGCCTGGTTCGCTGTGGGTCGGCCTTGCGGTTCCAGAGGGCGGCGATCTTGTCGCCGCGAACGGTGCGCTGAATGTAGGCGTAGCCGTTGCCCCAGGTGCCGTGATGGTTCTGCATCATGTCCCACCATGTCATTGCATTAGTCTCTGGATTCGGGCTTCGATTCAAGAGCGCAGTGACGGGATGGTCCTTGACGACCGTAACCTTTTCGGGGTCGGTCTGTTCGCAGATTTCAATACTCGACAAGGCCAGCGACTCGGAGAGAAGCGACACGGCCGCTTTGACCGCGGGACAATTGACGGCGTTCTGCTCATTGATATGTTCGCCCGACGAGGTTTCCTCGCCGCCGCGGGCCCAGTCAATGAGCCATTGATCGGGAGCGGAAATACCGGAAAGCATGTGGCGGACGCCGCGTGTAAGTAGGTCTGCGATCATAGCCCTGCCCTCCGGTTGTGTTCATGCTCTTCCTTGACGCGCTGATATACGGTCTGCCAGGCGACGGCGAATGCCAACAGTCCAAGGCCGGTAACGGCGAACGCCAACGGCCGCCATGCCAGCCAACAGGCGTATACGATCAGGCCGAAGCCGGCGAGAACCAGGATGTCGCGGAAAATGGTTTTCATAGGTCACACGCTGAGCACGCCGCGGGTTTCATAGATTGACTGCCCGGCCGCCAGGCTCGCCCGCCAGTGGGCCATGACGGTGGCCACCAGCGGATCGATCCGCTGCGTGCTCTTGGCCTTCGACGGCTTGATGTTGCCGGCCGCATCCTTTTCGACCATCGCATTACCGATGGCCCAGCGCAGGACGGGATTCTTGCCGCCGGAAATTTCCCGCGCGGCCATGCACGCCTCGAACTCCTTGCAGGCCGGCGACATGGAGCGGTAGCCTTGCTGGAACTCGAACG